CATGAATACTTTTCTACTATATCCAAGAAACTGAACGAAAAGATTTTCTTTTAACTCTTGTAAATTTGAAATTTTGTAGTATAATTTCACCATGATCTACGAACTGACTACTGCACCACAACTGAACAAAGATTTGAGTGATTCTTATGCTCAGTTCCTTTCGGCCAGCAATACAGCCATTTCGGTTCTGGTGAACGAATTTAGGCGAAAGAAAGATGCATGGGAGTCTGCTGAAGTCACTCATCGACAAGAGGGTGAGATTGACTTTTCCAGAATCTATAACTATAAAACCTCCAATGATATTTTCACTTCGCTGGCAGTCAAGCGAAAAGGAAAAGGTCATGGGATCATCATTCTTATTGATGCTTCGTCTTCTATGTCGAATGTCTTTCCTTCGGTGATCAAACAGGCAATTATTGTTGCAAAGTTTGCACAGAAGGTTAAAATTCCGTATGAAATTTATCTGACTGGAACTCGAATCGACCACGAATCTAAAAATGTGACCAACAAGTTTCAGAATGTTGTCAACATTTCTAGGATGGCTATCGTGATGATTGCCAGTAGTGATGGTCCTCTTGATATGCAAAATAAACAGCTTTTTGCTGCATGGGCTTTCACTTCTGGGGTAATTATATTTCCTGAGGTGAATGGACATATTGGTAAGGATAAAAATCAAAAGTTAACAGAACTTTCCAAACAATATCAACTTGTTGGTTACACTCTCTTACACGAAGCCATCTTTGCACTGTCACAGGTGACAAGAGAATTCAAGGTTCGAAAGAATATTGAAAATGTTTCCACTCTTGTCCTGACAGACGGTGGCGATAACATGGGATTTTCTGTTGTTGATGGATCACAGACTGACGATTCTATTTTCACAAGTACATCCACATATGGAATGAAATCAACTGGATTGACTACCAATCTGGATGAGTTGTCAAGAATGTATATTACCGACAACAACACCCGGAAAACATATTCTGTTTGTGATCTGTTGAGTAAGGATGTTTTGTCAGATGTTGGTGTCATGAACGGAATATCAGTCATGACTTCAATGGTTGTTGGGTACTATCGAGCAGTCACAGGCAGTAAGCTTTGTGCAATCCATCTATTGTCTTCTCAGTCCATGATACAAGGGTTTTATCAATTTTCTGGTATCTATAATTCGAAGATAAAGAATGAATATGCGCTGGAGCGTGCTATAAAAGACGATTACTCCATATACGAGGGTCTTCTTGGATATGATACTGTTTCTATTGTTAAAAATGAGACTATCAAAAAACAAGCTCTGACCAGATCGGAACTCAAGCAGTCAATCGACAAAGCTACTACGCTTGGTGAAAGAGGTGGACTCAGTAGCGACTCAATGGCAAACATGGTTTTCAATAGTATTGTCGATAATCAGAAGTCTGGTGTGATCTTGGCTCGAAATATTGCCGACCTTATCTGTCGGGATTTTGAAGTTATCAAAAAGAATCGAAAAGTTTGGTATGAAATGGCTTGACAATAAGCCAATCTTATAATAGACTATCAACATAATAGTACACACGGAGATTTAAAGATGGATGGTGGAAATCAAATTGGACGAGTTCTCTCTGATCTTCCAGATGTTTGTATTCCGATGCGAGACGAGAACTTCGTTCCGTTCGGAGAGTTCAAAATGGTTGAGTCAGCCATCAAAAGTCAAGAATTCTTTTCAATTTTTATTGCCGGCGAGTCTGGAAATGGAAAAACTTCCATGGTCGAACAGGCTGCTGCACGAGCACGCCGTGAATTGATCACAGTTTCAGTCACAAAGGCGACTCGTGAATCTGACATGATTGGTGATTTTCGTCTGATTAATGGAAATTCACCGTTTTATTATGGTCCAGTACCAGAAGCCATGCGGCGCGGCGCTGTTCTCATGTTGGATGAGTTGACTCAGGGTGACACTCTTCATTTGATGGCATTACAACCTGTTCTGGCTGGTAAGGCTCTTCACATCAAAAAGACTGGTGAAATTATCTATCCGGCCAAGGGTTTTTGTGTGATCGCAACCGGAAACTCTGTCGGTGAAGGTGATGAGTCCAGCAATCAAGTCTATACCGGAGAGGAAATTTTAAATGAGGCTTTCCGTGATCGAATCACGGCTGTTATTCGTCATACCTATCCACCAAAGACAGTTGAAATCAAGATTGTTTCGAATCAGCTTGGCTCTGGGCATACTCAATTTGCTGAAAGTCTTGTTCGATGGGCTGCATTGACTCGTGAAAATTACGACAACAACCGCTGTGATCGTCAGATTACTACTCGCCGTCTGCTTCATATTTGCACCAATTACAAGCTGTTTGGTGACAAGCTGAAGGCGATTGAACTGGCTATCAATCGGTTTAATACAGAAACTTATGATGCTTTCCGATCTGCTTACTTCGTGGTCGATCCTTCAATCGATCCAGCAAGGTTGAATAGTGTCAAGATCGAAGTTGATCCAGACACGATTGTGAACATCACCAAGAATCCAATACCACAGTCACCTTTTCCGGGCGGTGTTAATCCACCAGCATCACCTTCAAAGATTCCGTTTTAAGAGAAATTCACAGGTCTCCGTGGGTCCGCTGTCAGAAACTTTGACAGCACTTGGTCTGGACTGATATCATGATGGTCCAGACCTTTTTTAATTTTGGAGAATCACGTTTGAAACTTTCACAATCAACCATTCAAGTCCTGAAAAACTTTGCAACAATCGAGCAAAGTCTTTTGGTCACAACAGGAAATATTCTCAAGACAGAATCACAACAGTGTAATATCACTGGTCGAGCTATCCTAGAGGATAGCTTTCCAACACAATTTGGTATCCATGATCTTTCTAGGTTTCTTGGAATCATTTCTCTTTTCAGGAATCCAGAGTTGAATTTTGGTGATCGATCCATGACCATTGAAGAGGGGAATGTCAAACTTCGATATGTTTATGCAGACGAAGATTCTGTTTTGATTCCAAAAAGCCCGGATGCACCAAAGACTGATGGAGTTTGTTGTAAGTTTGATATTACTCAACAAGATATCACATCCTTACAAAAGGCTGCTGGTGTTATTGCAACAGAAGATTTCACCATTCAAGTCAAGAGTTCAAAGGTTAGTGTATTGGTTCATGATAGAAAGAACCAGTCGAGTGATGAGTACCGTCTGGACCTACCAACCGCAGAATCAACGGTTACAGATGCATCATGGAGCACAAAGATAGAACTTTTGAAAATGTTTCCGTCAAATTACACAGCCGAAGTACATAAGCGTGCTAATGGTAAGTTTTCATTACACTTTTTCAACGATAAGTTCAATTATTGGATTGCAACCACGCAACAGATGAAGGGATAACAACTTGAACGGAATTGATCAATCTGATAATCCACTATGGTGTGAAAAATATCGTCCTACCAAAATAGCCGATTGCATTCTTCCAAAGCAGATTCAAGACATGTTCTCTAGCTATGTTGCTCAGGGGAAAATGCCAAATCTTCTGTTGACTGGAACACCGGGAACTGGAAAAACAACAGCGGCTCTTGCATTATGTTCACATTTGCAATACGAAGTTCTTTTCATCAACGGTTCCAGTGAAGGAAAGTTGATTGACACTCTTCGTGTGAAGATCGCTGGCTTTGCATCCACTGTGAGCCTCTACAACGACCGTAAGTGCGTTATTATGGATGAGGCTGACGGTATGCCAGTCGATACCCAAAAGGCTTACAGAAGCTTTATAGAGCAGTACAGCAGTACCTGTTCATTCATATCCACGGCCAACTATAAAAATAGACTAATTGATGCCCTTCATTCAAGGTCTGGAACCATTGAGTTTAAGATTCCACCAGAAGAGGCAAGTTCTGTTGCACTGAAGATCTTCCAGAGAGCGTGTTTCATTCTGGATGACAATGGAATTAAGTATGAAAAGGCTGTTGTAGCCACCTTCATCAAGAAGTATTTTCCAGACTGGCGTCGAGTCATCAATGAACTGCAGTTGTATAGTGTCAACGGACAGATCGATTCTGGCATACTTGTTGCCAATGACAATGATGCGAAGCCCCTATTGAAATATCTCAAGGATAAGGATTTTGCTGCCTGTAAAAAATGGGCATTCTCTACACCCAACATCGACATGGCTCAGCTTTGTAGAGAACTTGACACAGGATTGTATGATATGTTACAACCAAAGAGCATTCCGGCATCGATTTTGATTTATTCGGACTACCAACACCGACACGTCACAAGTATTGATCCGGCTTTGAATGTACTTGCGATGCTCACACATCTCATGATGGAAATGGAGTGGAAGTAACATGGCATCGTATATAGCATCGGAAGAGAAAAATGGAACGTGGGTACTACACATCAATAATGAAAAATGGGAATTTTTGTCCTATGAAAACTTGGAAGAATATTGTAAATATTTTGGAATTGAGTTTATTGCACTAAACAAATTTGGAGAATGGGTGAAGTAACATGGGAACTCAGAGACGAGTGGTGTGTGCTGCAAACAAATTATCATCTGAATATGGTCCATATTTGATATTGGGTATTAGGCACTGGGATCATACTATGTGTCGTCATGCTAATGATATATTCAAATCGGATGTATTCAGTAACTTTGACTGGGATCAAGGATTTGTTGACCAATATGGAGTGTGGATGGATAGGCTTGAAGCATGGAAGGTTGCAGAAGCAGCAGGACAAATTTTATATCGTTGTGGTGGCGACACCACAAATGGTGGAACTCTTTACAGTGAGAATCTTTACTAATGGAATATCTATATCGTTTTGAAGCTGTTCACTACTCATCTGGAACAGATGAATGTGGTGATACTCTCGGTGGTCAGGGTCCGATTGAACTTTATCTCAGGTTTTAAAATGAAATGGTAGAATTGAAGGACTTCCTCTCATCGATCAACGTCTCAAAACAAAATTTGATTCGTTCTGATGAGACTCCAGATGATGCAGAGCGATCTTATGTGCCTTTTGTGGTACAGAGAGCCATGGGATCATTTCTGGACACCATCATGTTTGCCAATGAGTTGAACACCAGAGGAAGCTATCTAAATCTTACCAATCGGCAGCACTATGAGTTTTTGTTACACTCAGTCAAGAAAGGAAAAAGATTCACTCCATGGATCAAAACCGAGGCGAACGAAGAGAAAATTCAGCTGATCATGGATAAATTTTCCTATTCAAAGGAAAAGGCTGAAATCGTTGTAACTCTGATTCCTGATTCTCTACTAAAATCAAATCGAGGTGGGTGACGCCAATCTGTAAATAAGTGCATAACAATAAAATGTGGATGTGCTTATCATGGACAACAAGACCGAAACAACCGGCGCAGAATACAGAATTTCAATCATCGAGAAGTTTCTTGAGGTAGAACCTCTCAGCACAGATGATTTTCTCAAGGTCAAAGAGACATTAACCAGAATTGGTATCGCCAATCAGAAGACCAAGACACTTTTCCAATCTTGTCACATCTTACATAAGCGTGGTAAATATTACCTAGTCCACTTCAAGGAACTATTCGCATTGGATGGAAAATGTGATGTTGTTGATGAGGAAGATATCACAAGACGAAGTAATATTGCTTTAGCTCTAGAATCTTGGAATATGATCCAGATTCTTGGTATCAGACCAGAGAGAAATCTCATGTCTGGGAAGTTCACAGTCATTAAATACACTGACAAGTCCGACTGGACCTTCTCACCAAAATATATCGTGGGTGGAAACAAGATTAAGAGGAATGAAAATGACTAACGTGATACTTCAGAGACTAGAAACTTCAGATGAGGGAACTTTTGGGACGCTGACTCTTCCAGACGGAACTTCTTTTCATTGTGCCGAGCTTCCATGGAGAAACAATGCATCTGGAATGAGTTGCGTCCCATCCGGTAGTTATCCTGTGATACTGGTCTTCTCACCACATTTCAATCGACACATTTACCAACTACAACAAGTTCCGGGCAGGAGTGATGTAGAAATTCATCCGGGAAATTTTGCTGGTGATACAAGTATGGGTTATTCGTCTGATGTCGAAGGTTGTATCCTTCCCGGAATGAATGTTGGTTCTATTCCAAATAAGACAAGCACCCAACAGAATCCAGTCATGCAGAAAGCTGTTATCCAATCTGGAAATGCTGTAACCATCTTTATGCAAAAATTGAACAATCAAAACTTTACAATCGAAATCAGACCTATCACACAAGGCGCAAACCCATGACAACATCTGTAAAGGTAGAAGCACATTGTCCAGATGATATCGAAGTTGTAGTATTAACTTCAGCTTCTGGCAAAACCCTTTCGACTGCTGTTCTTCAAGATGGTGACACTGGACTTTTCTATGCCTATGACAATCAGGTTGTGACTGTCAGAGAACATAAGAAACGCTGAAACTTTGTATCCATTGATGTTTTTGATGTATCATGATTGTCTATGACAGACCTTGCATTCTATACAAATTTTCAGGTCCACGGCAATAAGCTAAAAGTTCGTGGGTATTCAGCAGACCATGATAAGCCTGTTTTTGAGACACATAAGATTGATAGTTCTATCTATACAGACAAGGCATCTGATCGACTCGAACTGAGTCAGTTCAAGACTTTAAAAGAAAATCCTCTCTATAAAATCTCCTTTGAAAATGTGAAGGATCGCCGTCAATTTTTAAAAGATCAAGGCGATGCTGTCTATTATGGTGCCACCAATCTTGATTATGCCGGGATAACAGAATTATTTCCAGACGGCATCAAGCTTGATAAAAGTATGCAAGCTAAGATTCGTATAGCCATCATAGACATCGAGGTTGAGAGCGAACAGGTTTTTGGAAAGCCAAACAATCCTATAGAGAGAGTCAATGCCGTTACTGTTCTCTATCACGGAACAGCCTATACCATGGCTTTGATGCAGCATACGCCAGATGAAAACACTCAATTTAAATTTTGTGAGAGTGAAATTCAAATATTTGAAGAGTTGAAAAAACTCTTTCAATTGATCCAACCAGATATTATTTCTGGGTGGTATTCAGATTGGTTTGATATGCCATATCTCATAGAACGAGCAAAGATTCTCTATGGAGATGATTCATGGGGGAAGGCTATTTCACCGTGGGGATATGTTTCTGAGAGCGAAAATTATGAGAATGGACAAGGTAAGGTCTATGAAATTGCTGGTATCGTTCTACTAGACTACAAGCGTCTCTATGAACAGTACGGCAAAAAACAACCTG